TTCTGGAATAGTAAGTGGGCTGCGTTCAACGACTTGACCAGAAATGAGTGGGCAGCTGGTACATTCAAGTACACCAACGACGATCTGCCACAGATGCTTTACTTAGCCAACATGGTAGGTAGGGCGCACCGCGAAGTATCATGGGATGACGAAGTCAGTAAACGCAAACGTGTGCTGGAAGAAGTCAAAGTTCCAACTGCAATGGGCATGCAATCCTTGACAATACAAGAGTTGGAAAACGAGATCATGAAGACCCTATTGCAAGAGGGGTCTATCAAGGTGAAGAAAGTGCAAACTTTCGAACAGTTTTACCGGTCTCGAGCAAATTGGATGATCAAAGGCTCAGCGTCAGGCGAAAGGATGCTCATCTCTGAGTATCAAAACCTAGTCCACGAGCTTAAGGAACTGAAAGTGGAAGTAAGGCCCAGAGCTGCCAAGACAGACGTGGCCGAGTATGTTACTCACCAGGAGATACTGGATGTATTAGACGACATCGCGGTGCACCTGGCTAAAGCACACACAAAGGGCAATGAGCACGGGAAATTACGTGCAATCTATGGGTCATTATACACCCACTACGTGCTAGGCAGCTTTTGGAGCCAGTATCTGGAAGATACAATCCAACTCCAAAGCGCGAGCATGAACAATGACAATAGCGTGTTACTTGAAGAAAGTATGCAAAGGTCCCAAAGTTGCAAAAAGGGGCGATGGATAGTGTGCTTGGATTATGCTGACTTCAATGCACAACACTCAGGCGCTGCGCAGGAGTGTGTGCTAAACGCGGTATACAAATGGGCTTGTCTGAAGGGGTTCACACCAACGAAAGAGTTCACTAGGATACACGAGTGGTATAGCAAGAGCTTCACCAACCAATGGTTCCAGCGACCAGACACAAAGGAGTGGGTGCGAGCCAGTTCAGGCATGTTTTCCGGTGTTAGGCAGACTACGATGTTCAACACCGTGCTCAACCTCACCTACCATCGCTTGTACCTTAAAGGATG